GGAGTTTGGTTGAGACCACGAAGCCCCTGACTAGGGGGCTCTGGTAATCTCCATGCATTCTATCGGTAGTATACCCGACGTATGAATGGCTGCCAAGCACGGGAGAAGTGGGTGCTACGACCGGATAGTGACTCCGCCCTTTCAGGCGAAGTATATCCTGTAGCATGGTATCCACTTGTTCCATGGCCATCCAGCGACCGCTCGAGTAGAGCTGGTTTCTGAACGACACAAGGGAAACAATTTCCCGCGCGTCTTGGATGTTATTCGGAAGTACTCTCCGGCACTTGACTACACTTACGTCAGCGCCGTCGTAGTATTCCTTTCCGCATGACTCTCTGAATTTACCTGTCCAGAAAGACTTAGAAAGGTTGACCACATAGCCGAAGCTCTGTAGTTCCGACATCACATCTTGAACATATTCCACGGGGACAATGATGTCATCCCCATAGACACGCACCCGACCCTTTAGCGAATCAATCCGCTTAGGAGTCAGTGATGAACCTTGCGCCTTTTGGATCCCTAAGAGTATGACGGTCGCGAAGACCATCGCCTCTATCGGAAACGTAAGCGCAGAACCCATCGACGCGTACTTAGCCAGGCTGATTACACCATAGCCAGGTACGTCGGCCTTCCGGGACCTAGTCGCATCAAACGCCGCTGCCACACGGGCGTTGTTTGCTGTCAGGACCTGTACATGCCGATTGGAAACACGATCAGATGCTTCGCTAAGATCTAGCGTAGCGAGCTCTCCCGAAAGAGAACCCTCGAGAGCCATATCCCTGTTAGGGGACTGATCCTCAAATCCGACAAGCCAATTAAACCGGAAGTCGTCCGACTCAAGTTGACTAACCAGGAATTGCTTAATCGCCTGCTGCATGTACTGCATGGCAGTTGGCTCAACAGCGATTATCCTTGGTGTTTTCATCGTCTTAGGAACTGAGATGACCCTCACAGGCCGCTCAGCTCCAGGGGATAGGAAGTCAACACGATCCACTTCATTCCAGAAGTGGTGGTTAGGAAGGGCATAATCCAAGAAAGGAAACACCTCATCCAACCGTTCAGGCCACTCGCGAACTGAGTACTTATCGTTTCCGACAAGCCTGTCCGCCGTAGCACCTGGTCCGTGTTTCGGGATAAGAGGGAAGTCCCCTGCCAAAGCTCTTTCAAGCTTCCGCAAGGGTTTACCCCAGACCACATCCGCCATAATCTGAAAAGAAAGGAGTTTTTCCTCGCTAATCCTCTGGTCGGATGCACGGACTTCCAAGTCCGTCTCGACATAAGAGTCAAACGCAGCTGTAACACGCTTTTCAGCGCATTCCAGTTCCACCTTACTGAACAGCAAAGTTACTTGCCGCACAGCTCGGATGGCATCCGTGCTTGGCTCGTCGAGTAGTTCACCAGTTTTCGAATCGAACACTTGCTCAAGGAAACCACCAAACAAGTTTGGGATTCCCCCGCGTTTGTTGCACCGGCCGAAGCCGGCAAACGCGTCAGGAGCTATCTGTCCTTCGTCTAGAGCTCTCTCGAACTCTTTACAAAAGGCAGGAAGGGCTATCGTTAGGAACGACAAGCCCTCGTGTTCAACCCTATCCGCGATGGTTTTTAGATCGCGGACGGTGCTAGTTCGACACCAGGCTGCCTCATCTGAGGCAACCCACTGCAACAACAACATCAGGCTTTTCATGTTTCCTCCGTTTACTTACGGGGTAGACAATCCATAGCCAAATGTATTCTTCCAGATCCGTGTGAGGATTTTCACTGCTCGACCAGAGCAGGTCCCCACCGTCCATCACAGTCGTCACGCAAGGAGCGTGCACGATCAGGATTCCAGTCCGAGGACTTTCTTCAGGACCGTGTTGGTGCTCGCGGTGAGAATCGTGTTCAAGCCTACGTAGGCTTGCACGAACTCATCAATCGAGAACCCAACTGTGGGCCTATCGAAGGTGATCCCGATTCCGCCAGAGTAGATCAAGTTGGCGCTCCCATCCAGAGGATTGGGGGCAGTCTTCTTGACTCCCAGCTTAATCAGGTCACGCTGCCGGTTCCTGCCCGTGAGGGCATGGCTGACAGTGATCTTCTTTGTCGCATCGTCGGTCTGAAACTCACCAGAGGTGAGGCTCATTCCGAGTCGCGGCAGACTGAACGGAGTACCCGTCCAGCCAGTCATGGCCAGGGCGATTGGTTCTGAAATCATTTGGCATTGTCCTTACAGTTGGAGAGGGTGCCAACCCTCTATTTGGACGTCGCTTTAAACTGACTAACCTGTCAGTACCCAAGGCGACTGCTTCCCCGGGAGAGTCCCAGGGCTGCGAGAATCGACCATTGCTTATCAGAGAAACTGGATAAGTCGAGGCCGAACCCATAAGGTGTTGCTCTGCGCCTAACCTTCGACACCGTGCCGAAGGTTTGCGACAGATCGAGAGGTCGTCCAGCGATGGACGCCCCTTTTAGCGTATAGGTATCTTCTACGATGCTGGTTTGCATCAGATAACCGTACCGCAGCACTTGACCGTCGAATAAAAACGCAGATATGTTGGCCAATATGGCACCAAAATCTGCGACCCAATCGGCGGCCCAACTCCAAGGAGTTAGATTCCACAAGACTTCAGGCGTGATACGCGTGCCGAGGACCTGGTTAGACAACTGCTCATACCGCTTCATCTTTTGGAGAAATGAATCTCCTGGAGAGAGGTAGTATGTAAAGCAACCGTCAAACCAAGTTTCCTTGGTCGTTACTCGCGTCTTGGTCAAGCGTCCTTGGGTGGTAAACGTAGAGTTGATATAAACAGGGCCTGGAAAGGCCATACCCATATCAGTGATCTCCGTCGACCGCTCAGATGGAAACACATAGTGGCGCTGAATGTTGCGCCCCGCATCGCGGACGTACTGTTCGATCAAGTCGTGAGACTTTTTCAAAGCAGACACCGTCTTGCGGATGTCGCTCAAGAGTGGCTTCCAACCAAACTCGACATTTAAGTACTCAGAACCCGCAGAGCGGGCTATCTGTGCACGATTTTGCCAAGTCTGGACGCCGGGCGCGTCGGGTAATCCGTCGCGCTTCAATTCTCCAAGAGCATTCACTAGTGAAACTGCAGGATTAGTGGGAGCACTCCTAGATACCGCCGTTGTTCCTCGATTCGTCAAGTACGACTCGTCGATTGGCGGAGTATCCGGGAAGAAATTCCCTTTTATGCCGGCTTGATCATCGCGATAAGCGAAGAGCCTCCCTTTATATTGGTACTTTACAAAGGGATTCGTCTGAACCTCAGCTTGCTGCCATCCACCGCCGTACGGCATCTCTGCCGTGCGGTCGGATTCAACCAGGTTGTCGGGGTCAGAAAGATTCCTACCAGAGGAATCAGCATAAAAGTGTCGCTTCGTTGTAAACGGGTTACCCCGATCGAAGTTCCACAACCCACTCGAGGCCGATGTGTACTTTCCGTACCTTTGGAGATACATGAAAATCGGATTCTCGAATGTTTCAGTTACCTGCAGACCAATAAGAGAGCTCGTAAAGGAGCTGGTACCTTGGTTTACCCAAGGACTGCCAGTACCTCCTCTCGTGAAGAGAGTTTGTGAGTAGGGGCTTTTGCAAAATACTAAGTCCC